CTAGGTAGTTCGCTTAGTATCATGGCTCTCGGGGGCAACCGTAGCGGGAAGACAGAATGGGGGGCACGCTGTGTGGTAAGGGCGGCTATAAGGAACCCAGGGTCAATAATTGTATGTTTCGCGCAGGATGAGGATGCCTCGATACGTATCCAGCAATCGGCTGTGTACCGCAACTTACCGCCTGAATGCAAGAAGAGTGCTAAGACAGAGACGGAGTACATCAACTACAAGGTGAAGACAGGGTTCTCGGGTGCGTCGTTCATTATGGAGAACGGGTCGCAGATACTGTTTCACAAGTATTCGCAGTTCATCGCCAACCGTAGTAAGTTCGAAGGACTGGAGCTGGGCTCCAAGGATGCTAGCTGGCACAACATTGGCCTATGGCTAGACGAATATTTAGAAGATGGCGATCTCGTGGACACGATGCGGTTCCGGCTTGCCACGCGCAACGCCAAGATGTTAATGACGTTCACGCCCATTGACGGATACACTCCATTCATTGCGTCCTATTTAAAGCACGTTAAGACGCTCAAGACACGCCCCGCAGCTTTGCTGAATGGGGAACAGCTGCCATTGGTACAGGATAGCTTTAAGAAGCAGTGTGGCGTCATCTACTTTCACTCCGATCTGAACCCGTTCGGGGGTTACGCACGGATCGCGGAGGAACTGAAACACAGCCATCGCGATGAAATCCTTACGCGGGCGTACGGGATACCGGTTAAATCCATGACCACCCTGTTCCCTCTGTTCAACACTTCGGTGCACGTTGTAGGGAAAAGACCTACCATAACGGAGAAGACCCACACGGTATACCAAGTGGTTGACCCCGCAGGGGCTAGAAGCTACACAGCTATATGGGCTTCGGTCGATGAAAAGGGCTACGTCAGTATACTTAAAGAGTTCCCAGAACGGAACTTGTACGGCGAATGGGCGAAGTTTGGTGACCCCAGGTGGAAACATGGGCCCGCTGCGGACAAACATTTCTTCTCTGTGAGGGCATATGCACAGGAATTTAAGAAAATCGAGGAAGAACTGGACATCAAGGTGTTCCAGCGTATTGGTGACTCGCGATACTTCGCACGGGAGAATGAGGACAGCATCGATCTGTTCTCTCAGTTCGCGGACTGCGGTATACATTTTATACCATCAAACGGAATAAACATAGACACCGGCATCTCATCGCTGGACAAGTGGTTCGAGTACAACCCCAACGAACCAATAGGGCCAGTGAACAAACCGATCCTAAACATCCACGAATCCTGTGGTAACATGGTCGATAGCATCATCAACTGGGGGCACAAGGGTAAAAGCGACGAGGCACTAAAGGACTTCATCGACTGCATTCGGTATTTGCGTATGTCAAATGACGGATATGGTCCACTACACGTAACAGAAAAATCACTAAAAGTAACACGAAAATTCAAGAAGGTTTATTAATATGAAAAAACTACTAAGAAAACTAGCGGAGGAATATTGCCTCAGCTTCGACGAAGCACACGAAATTGCTACGCTTCGCCTAGACGAGAGCACGATCACAGGGCGTGGTAAGAACCTCTGGGTCAACGAAGCGGGACAGGAGGTACTAGAGAATATGTTCCCGATGGACGCTATGCTACGGGCACGAGTTGTAAAAGAACTGCCGAACCCGAACTATGTACGAGCAAAGATAGCGGAATGCTCCGAGTGTATCGCTGTCAGAATCCCCCTGAGAATGCGGGGAAGACTAGCAAATAAGACAATCTCGGTCTTTGCAAAGCAGGAAGATGGAGTTAGGAAGTACCACTGGATCAAGCCTAACCTTGATTATTAATAAAAAATACATACATACAAGTATAATATACTTATGGATCAAGATACAAACTTCAAGGCAATTACATACACGTCACGGACTCCGAACGTTACCGAACTCATTTCTGCCTATGACGACACCGTCACAGAACTAGGCAGCTATTTCCATTACTGTCGTGAGTCCGAGTATGAGCACGATAGCTACTGGCCGGGGAAGAGCAAGGACCTACGTAAGTATGGTACAGACGCTGTGCCGTGGGAAGGTGCTAGTGACCTAGAGAGTATGGTAGTCAAGGAGCGAATGCAGCGCCTTGTGGCTTTGATGATGAATGCATCTAAACGATCTAACATCCAGGCTAACCCAGTGGGGCTAGAGGATGCACCGCGTGCGGCACTAGTACGTAAGTTCATGAAGTGGATGCTTACCAGCGGGTATATCAAGAGAATTAACAAGGAGTTTGAGCTGGGGGCATACTACATGCTTGAGCGAGGACTCCTAATCACACACATCGGGTGGCATCGCGAAGACCGCACAGTCAAGCAGGCTGTTACGGTGGAGCAGCTAATGCAGACTAATCCACAAATTGCGGAGATGGTTATGACCGGCGGTCGAGACGACGAGCTAGTTGCAATCATCAAGCAGATGTTCCCTACGGTTAAAGAGGCTGGCGCACGTAAGGGGCTGAAAGACCTACGTAAAACAGGCACAGGAGAGTTCCCTATGGTTGAACGCTCTGTGAATGCCCCAAGCGTACAGACGCTAGCACCCGATGGAGAGTTTCTGTTCCCACCGTTCATATCTGATCCACAGCGAGCACCTTACTGCTTCTGGCGCACATACTACACTGTGCAGGAGTTAGAGAATAAGGTTAGCACAGACGGTTGGGACCAGTCTTTTGTAGATTATGTCATCGAACATCACCGTGGCGAGAAGCAGCGGGCAGATGAGGAAATCGATGAGGGTCGTAGGAACATACGGCAAACAGGGTTTGAGTACGAGGCCGACGAAATTGTGGAGATCATCCACTCTTACCAGCGCCTAATCGACCCATCAGACAACTCAGAGGGTATCTATGAGACTATCTTCTGTGAGGGCTTTAGTGGCGAGGAAGATGGAGCCAAGGGGTACGCTAAGCACGAACTACTCAATGGCTACACAGACTACCCAGTGGAAGTCACCAAGTTGTATGAGAACAACAAGCGCCTATACGACGTTGACACAGTTCCTATGCTACTCCGTGGTATGCAGTGGCAGGTGAAGATTGAGACCGACTCACGTATTGACCGCAACAGCATTTCCACAATGCCGCCAATGATGCACCGCATGGGTTATGCCCCAGATGACTACGGTCCTGGTGCACGTATTCCGTATATGACTAAGGGCGACATTGACTTTGCACCGGTTCCAGAGTATGACCAAGGCTCCGTAGAGATGGAGCAGAACATGCAGCGCCGTGCTGACCGTCTAGTAGGCCTGGACACTGAAGATCCACTGAGCCAAATCCAGCGTCAAGCAATGATCGACAAGTTTTTAGACCACATTGGCCGCGTACTATACCGCTGCTTCCAGATGTTCCAACGCTTCGGCCCAGACGATGTGATGTTCCGTGTCACCGGTTCCCCCGAAATGGTTGAGTTCAAGAAGGGCGACCCCAACGAGAACTATGACGTTCTACTTAGCTACGACGTAATGAACTCCGACCCAGAAACACTGGAGAAGAAACTGAGCCAAATTGCCTCACTGATCCAAATGGACAGGAACGGCACTATGGACATCGACAAGTTCATTGCCCTAGCTGCGTCCAGCATCGACCCAGTGGTTGCTGACCAAATGCTCATCCCATCTGAGGATGCACAGAAGAAGGTAGCGGAGATGGTCACAGCAGACCTTGGCCAAATCTATGCAGGCATCGAACGCCCTGCACTGCCAAACGGAGCAGAGGTAGCGCTACAGATCATCCAGAGCTACACACAGCAGCAGGACATCCAGGATCGTATCATGAAGGATCAAGCCTTCCGTGAGCGCCTAGAGAAGTATCAAGGCCAGTACACATTCATGCTACAACAAGCACAGAATGCCCAAATTGGTAAGATTGGAACCGCACCTGCAGAGATGGGTGGAGTACAAACACAAGGCATGCAACAGCAATAACGATGAAAGATCAACTACCAGCAGACATCGCATCACTACACACTCACGAGGCATTCGCTCGATTCATCGGGCAATTGCACAAGAAACGTGAGGCAACCATCCGTGACCTACATGATAAGGACTCAGATCAGATCATGCAGTTATCGGGACGAATTTCAGAACTTCAAGACCTGCTAGACTTGGCAGGTTGGGAAACTCTCCGTAAAGTCTATAGCAATCAGCTATAAGCTTTGCAGTACAGTATAATAAAGTATAGCCAATCGCACGGCGTAAAAAGGCGGCAAATATATGAGTACAACAGAAGTCACAGTTAACGAGGAGACTGAAGAAAACTCCACGGCAAAGACAAATGTAAGTGCGGATCAATGGGAAGCGAGCCGCATTCAATCTATTCTAGAAGGTGATACTCCGGCGAAAGTCAAGGAGGAAGAGCCCAAGGAATTAGAGATTCAACCAGAACCAACTGAGCAGGATGAACCTGTTGAAGAGGTCGAGGAAGAGTCTACCGATGTTCTTTCTAAGATTAATTTAGAAGGTCTCTCTGAAGATGAACTCTCCGATTTACGCGAGAAGTTAATTCCAGGTGCTGAAAAACGCATCCATGAGTTAACGGCAAAGCGCAAGTCAGCAGAGGAAAACTTCGCGGCATATCAAGCCAAGAACCCCCTAGACCAGCCAGAAGAAATAAAGGAGAATCCATTCAGTGATTTGGAATCGATCGAGGACTTGCAAGGTAAGTTCAAAGAGTCGAAGCAAATCTTCAAATGGGCGGATGATCTACTTGACGATAACGGATTTGCAAACCCGGACGACGTCATTTATAGCGAAGGCAATAAGGAGTTCACTAAGGCACAGATCAAGAAAGCGAAACGAGAGGCAGATGAAGCGATGGAGTTATATCTCCCGAATCGTCTACAAGCCATTCAAGGTAAGCAACAAGCTGAACAGATTAAGACACAACTAATCGAGAAGGCTAAAGCAGACTTAGACTGGATGGAAGACGAGGACAGTGAGATATACAAGAAGTACAACGCTGAACTCGAAGGACCAATGTATCAGAAGTTGATTGAATCAGCCCCACCTGAAGTGGCAGCCTATCTTCCGTTTGTTATTGCGCACGCCGCAAATAGCTTACACGGAGCGGATAAGCCAGCACCGAAGAAGGAGGAGCCGGTTGAACCAGAAAGCGAAGAAATCACGCCTAACGAGATGCAGACGGAACCACCGAGATCACAGCACCCTGTAGCAGCTGCTCCGCGAAAGTTGAGCGCTAACAGAACTAAAGCCATCGAAGAACTACATCAACGGTATAAGAAGACAGGCAACCCCGACGACTGGGATAAATGGCAACTAGCCAGACACAGCTAACAACTAACTAAACAAAACAACATGGCATTCTCAAATACATACGACACAACAAACACTGGGTCGGCTGTATCTAATCGCGAACATCTTACTGATGACCTCACTATATTTGCTCCCGAAGATACACCAATCCTTTCAAGTCTTCCTAAGAAAAAGGCTTCTGCAACCAAGGTAGAATGGACCGTCGACTTGCTCGATGCTCCACGCAATGAGCCCGTAGGCGAAGGCGAAGACGTAACCAGCTTCTCGGATAAGTTCGAAGGCCGTGCACGTCTCGACAATCGTGTACAAACATTCCGCCGCGACTGGAAGGTATCCAAAATTCAGGATGCAATCTCTTCCATCGGACCAGCCAACTCAGTACAGGCACAGAAAAAGTGTCTCCGTGAGATCAAGCGCGACATCGAGCTTACTCTTATGGACAACGGTGCTAAGGCAACGGAAGACGGCGCAGGTACAAAGAACCAAATGAGCGGTCTAGATACATGGATCGATTCTGCTGGACCTGCTGACGTACCTTCATCGTTCCGCACACCTGCTGGAAACATCCACGCATCCGGTACATTCACGGAAACAGTTCTCAACAACATGATCACCAGCGTCTACCGTGTAAACGGCGAAAGCAATGGTTTGACTCTTGTTGCTGACACTGAGCTTCGCCGCAAGATCAGCGACTTCCAGTACCTTGGCGACCAAACATCGATTGTCCGTAACGTCAACTATGACGGTGGCTCTGGTGAGGTTACATTGAGTGTTGAGCTTTACCGCTCACACCACGGTGTTATCTCCATCGTAAACATGAATCCTGTTTGCGCTCCAGATACAACCAACAAAGACTACGGCTATCTGCTTAACCTTGACTACGCTTGCATTTATGAGCTTCTTCCTCTTATGAGCTATCAGCTTGAAGATGAAGGTGGCGGCAAACGTGGCTACATGGACTCGACCTTGACACTAGGGATCAAACACCCTGGCGCGCACGGAAAAATCACAACTCTTAGCTAAGGACTAATTATATGGCTAAATTATCAAATCAAGAAAACGTCTACTTCACAGACGAACTCGTAATCAAGTACTCTGACTTCACACAGACTGCTGATGATACCGCTCAAACATTCACATACACTGTCCCTGCCGGCAGTCTTGTTACCGCTGCTTCCGCGCACTTGCGCACAGCGTTTGACGACTCTGGCTCTGGCGACGAGTTGGATGTAATTGTTGGTGTCACAGGCGGCGACGTTGACGGTCTACTTACGATTGCTCTACTACACACAGATGGCACTGAAATTAGCTATGTTGCTAATACTGGTGCATTGGTAGACAACGAAAACGGTACTGTATTCGCAACCGCTGGCAGCATCGCTGTCACGTTCACACCTAACGCATCAACTGGCCAGTCTTACGCTCTATCTGAGCTGACTGCTGGTGAAATTGTATTCCGCTTCGCGATCATTGATCTCGATCCGAATGCATAAGGACTAATCAAATCGGGGTGGCTTCGCTTAGGCGGGGTCATCCCACCCTTTTTATATGAACATTATTACAAAACTTCCAGAAAACTGCTACTCCGGTGAGGAGATTAACAAAGCCTTTGAGCGAGAAATCCGCTTGGGCATGCAAATGGAAAAGGCTGGTGAGAAGGCCCGAGTCGACCAAGCCCGTAAGGATGCTCAAAAGCACAAAGGCAAGATTCACCCTGTCCTGGGTGAGTGCATTGCCACAATTCCACACCGTGACTTCTTCCGACTTACGAAGAAATACGGACACGACGAGGTTCACTCAGAGGAGTTCATCAAGTACTACCAGAAGAACTTCAGTGATCTAGCTCCCAACAAAATCTAACCAATGCAGAACCGAACATACGCGCAGTTAATAGACACCATCGAGGCGCTAGCTGGCGTAGACTCGTTCGACCCGTCCTCAGAGGCAGGTAAGATTCTGAGCTTTGTAAACCGTCGGGCATTCTCGGCGTATAGCGCATGTGCTGTATGGCCTCGCTTCATCGTTGTAGGTGAAGAGCGCACGGTTGATACCGGGCAGGTTGTACCGTATGCAGAGACAGCTAAGGAGAACATCGGTGAGTTCAATCGTATTCACAGCAAGCAGCCATTCTTGAACGGCTCAGTGTACGAGTATGACTTCTATGTGGACTCCACAGGGGCTCACATCCTGAACATCGCACCAACAGCAACAACGAGCGTGTGGGTGACCTACAAGAAGGAATTCACAGACTACACAACCAGCTCTACCGACATTCCATTTGAATGGTTCGAGTTTCTGGCACATGCTTGCTACGCCGACTTCCTACGTATGGACGGACAAATTGAGTCTGCACTGTACGAAGAGAAGGCAGCTAAGGAATATTTAATGTGGTCTCTGGAGAAAGCCCAGAGTCGCAACAACAAATCAAACATCGGTAAACGCATCAGAACTAGCGGAACAACTCAACGGAGAAATTAATTATGGGATACGGAGGAGCAGGACTACGAAACAATACACTATCATTCTCGCTATCGGGCAACGAGGTCATTGACGACACGGCTGCACATACGGGCGTGTGGGGTGCTATTCAAGTTATTAACAACGCAGTGATCGCATCAATCACAATGCCGAACAATACCAACTCGGACGGCTACACAGCAATCACACTTCCAGCTGGTCTGGTTATCTACGGTGACGTTTCAGCAATCACCCTCACATCAGGAGTAATCGCAGCACACAACCTGTAATATGATCGGACTCGGCATATCGGTTAAGATGGATGCTATTCTGGGCATCAGCCCAACTGGCAGTCCCGGCTTATTCTTCTACAGACGTCCTGGTGGCCTTGACCTATACCGCCGCCCAGATACAACGTCCTTCTACAAACGACCATAACAACGAACTAACATGGCAGACCTAACACTAAGTGTCGATATAGATACATTTCTCTCTAGCGCAGATAATGCGACAGCACGTACCAATCTCGGACTAGGCACAGCAGCAACGAGGGCAGACGCCTTCTTCGCCACAGGAGCTGAGGGCGATCTAGCGGCATCAGCACTACAATCGACTGACATTGGCACTTCTGTGCAAGCGTGGGATGCGTTACTTGACGGTACGACAGCAAGCTTCACTACTGCCATCGCAGCAGAAGTAACGGCTAACACAGCTAAGGTGACGTACCCAACAGCAGACTCCACAAAGCTGGCAGGGTACAGCCCAATCGCCATCATCACTGACGCTACTACAGCACGTAGCTTAGCACTGACTGATATTGGTGGGTACATCCGACTGACTAACGCAGCATCCTGCACCATTACACTACCGGCAAACGCCACCGTAGCATGGGCAAGTGAGACAGAACCTCCTACAATTTACTTCCGCGTCGCAGCGGCTGGTATCCCTACGCTCTCGAATGCTGGGGTTACAGTTAACGACACACTGGGCGTGGTAGCTGCACTCGAAGCAGGTAGCACCTTCGCCCTGCAATGGGTCGCCACCGACGTTTGGGATATTATCTAACATGAACCTTTCCGCAATCATAGCCGCTCGGCATAGGGCAACAGCTGGCTTCTCGACAGAAGCACAGAGCTACTTCGACCGCTTGGATACAGCGACTGATACGACATACATACCCTACAAGCAGCCACTGGCTAACTACATCGATAGCTTAGTCGCATTAGGCGGAGCTTACTGGGACACAATGGAATCCGCCTGTAGCTTCGTCGGTGTTGGTATAAAGGGCGTCATAGTTCCGCTTCGTGACGGGATGACTGTTCCTACCAACAACAGCTTTGTTGCTGATGACTTAGACCAACTGACTGGTTTAAAGGGTGGAACTGGTTCAAAGTATATAGACACCAATACAATTGGAACTGACTACGCTCAAGACGATGCGTCACTTTCCGTCTATGCTTCGACCACTCAGACAGTAACTGGAACAATTGCTGGTGATCAAACGGCATCTGGCGGGATGTATATTCGTCAAGGTGCGTCCACCAATATGAGGCATTCTTGCCACGGTGCAGTTCAGACAACTCTTGGAGCGTTTGGTGTTGGAATACTTGGTGTATCTCGTGATAATTCTGCGAACTACAACTACCGCACAAATGATACAAATGGAACGCTTACACAAGCATCTGTTACGGTAG